CTAGATAGGTGTTTCTTCAATTATAGACAGGTTTCTATGTGAAAGATGGCAGTTTTGACTGGATATAACATTCTTTTACAGAAAAAACTTTGAATGTTCAAATAATTATTAAATTTTATAATGTCCTAATACTACACTAATAAGCATCACTTTCTTTTTTAAATTACGCTTATTTTACCTCTTCTACTTCATATCCATCCTCTGCTTTCTTGCATTTGAAAACGCAGTAATCCGGATTACTTAAAGCATTATCAAGGCTTTGGGGCAGAACGATCTCTTTCGTCTTTTTGTCGATTGCTATCAATGCGTAATATATACCTTCTTCTTTACATTGCTCAATCAATACCTTTTTCAATTCTTCTACGTTATATTCCATTTTTTGAGATATGAACACAATAAAAAAGCCTCTTACTTCGATGTAAGAGGCTAACTAAAATTGAGTAGTGGGTACGAGAATCGAACTCGTATTACATGCGTGAGAGACGTAATTTCCTAATTTTAATCCCACTGATTATTAAGCCTTTATCTATGATTTAAGAATCATTTGCATTAAATTTGCATTGAGAAATCAAAATAAATGCCATGACCTATGAATACATTTATTGCATGCGAATCTTTCAAAGAACTTTTTGCGTTACAAAGTTAATCAATCAATCAAAAATAGCAAACTTTATTCGTTTGAATTTAAAGCTATCTGTTTCTAATCTATCCGGCTAATAGTAAAAAGTACTATTATGACAGATGAAGAACTAAGAACATTTTGCGTTGAGCAAGCTGTATTAATCTTTGCCAAGAAAGAACAGGTTAAAACTATGGGATTCCGCGATATGGAAGACATGACCTTGCTTGAATTATCAGATAGACTCTATAATTATATCAGAACCGGAGAGCAAAGTTTTATTCCTGCTTCTTTATCTTATTTGAAAAAAAATAATACCGATCTATTTATTAACAATTAAAATTTATCTTATGGAATGGATTTCTGTCATTGTAATATTATTGATTTTCTCGCCACTTGCTATATTTATTTTTGGCTCTGGGGTGTATTTGATTTCTCGGATTGTATCTGATTTATCATCTCAAAAAGCCGAGGAACTTGAACGTCAGAAGCGGAAAGCCGAGGCAGAACCTCTAGTGCAATACCTAAAAGAGTACTATCCACTCGTTTATCGTGCGATTTTTCCCGATTAATAAGTTCCCATGAATTAACAATAAGCCTAGCAATATCACTTAATGTTTCCGCATCATTTAAGTTTATTGCATACTCCAACATAGTTTTTAATGTCCTTATCATACCCGAAAAGTCCTTAGTTGCATAATCCACTTTTATGCCAATGCCAGTAGCTTGGTATAGAGTGGCGGCGGAAGCTCTAGCAGCAGATATAGACAAATCTTCTTTCACTTTATTTGTTCTTTCGTCGAACATTTCTTTCATTCTTTTATCCAAAGTGGCAGAATTATATATCTGATATCCTAATACTATTACCACTCCTATACTTGTCAAGGCTATTGATATACCTATTACCCATGATAGACATGAGTCAGTAAATGCAAAAGGCTCACATCTAATCAGTGCAGTAACGCTACATATAATCGCAGCGATCGACAAACAGTTGTTCCAATATGATTTAATCCAGTTTTTCATGTTGTTGCGGGATTAGTTATTCGATTAAAGAACCATCTTCGATATTAAGTTTAAAAGATTCTCTTTCTTTATCCCCATTTCTATATACGATATCAAAAGTAAAGTTTATAATATCGCCATTAATGTTTATCAACTTGTTTTTTATTATAAATTCTTCGGAATACTCTTTGTGTCGGTAATTCCAAATATAATCGCCATTAGTGATATTAACTAAAGACACAGAAGGGTATGATACATCTAGACCGCTAATATTATCGATGGGAATTAATTTATTGATGAGATAATCGTCTAATGGTATTTTTTTTATCTCATTACAATTATTATCAAGCAAAAAGTGATTTTTATACCCTAATGTGATAAAATATTCATTATTCCAATTTTTAAGGCTAATCACTGAATTGTCATATCTATTATAGTAAATTCTTTTCTCTTTACCGCCAATTGTGGAAATAATTTCGCTTGGTCCACCATAATTAACTAACAAAATAAGTCCATCATTTTTCATGATAAAGTTAGCTAAGACGATCTGGTCAATATTCCGTTCTTCAACTTCGCCAAATTCTAAATAGAATTTTTGACTGAATCCTTGGATCATTGGTGCTGTATATTCGAATATCTGTTCTTTTCTGTCGTTATATGCCGCAAACCACATATCGCCATTAAGGAACCCCGCTATTAATGCATTTTTAGCAACATTTTCTTCGTACTGCCAGCACTGAGTTGGTTTAGTCACCCCTCTAGGTAAATTGTACTCTTTTAAAAACTCATCTTGGTCGTCATCTTCCTTGCTGCATGCTTGTAGACAAAATACAGAAAAAAAAGCGATGATTGATAATGTTAATAATTTATTCATAATGTTTTGTTTTAGTGATTTATAATTCTGTTTATTTCTAGTTGTTTTTTATATATACAGTTCCGTAACATCTGTTTTCGTTACCGCTTATTTTAAATACTACTTCTCGACTACCACCGCTTTCTGTGATTTCTTTATGTATTTTCTCATTACTGGTTCCTCTAAAGTCTTTGGGAATATAACCGACTAGCTTATTATCGCCGTCTCTGTATATACCGACCGCGAATTTATCATTGGGGTTATTTGTTTCTGCCACTGCCTTTCCTTTATAAATGCCGAAATCTTTCGGAGTGATACCTCGGTAGTGCATACCTACCATTTCGTGATAAAAGTATCCGTCCGCGTTTGAGGGGATTTTGATTTCTTCGGATGGTACTGAATTGCTTTGAACTTCATTGATAGATGATTCTTTGGGTTTTGTCATTGCAATTTTTATTGCTAAGATTATAACTCCTGTTGCTACTAGGATTAATACTACTTCCATGTGTTTTGTTTTGTTATTAGTGTTTTTAAATCATTGTATTCTTTCTAATGCTTAATTTAACAAGTGCTAAAGCTCGAATCTTATCAATTCGTATATCTTTAGGCTCGTGGTGAGTATTATAGCTAACTAGCTTTATGTATCCTTCCTTTTCGGAGCGATTTACGTATTTAACGGCTAAATAGTCGTCGCCTCCTAGATCGAAAGAAACTAAATACATTTCTCCATATATGACGTCCGAAAAATCTCTAGTCTCTTTATATACGACAATATCGCCCGATTTAAGAAGCGGATACATACTATCTCCATTGACATATACGGCTCCGTCACATTTCGGCATGTTAGGAATGCTTATCTTTCCGAGTATATTTTGCCGTTTGTTGTCGAAAAGGGTTCTTAAGTTGGCGGCGGCGGTTACATCGTATAATAAAACTTCCTGTTCTTCTAGCGTCTTTTCAATGGCTTTTGGTTCGTTTAATATTTGGATATTAGAGTTTACTTTTATCATTTCCCCTTTTCCTGTAAGCAACCAATCTGAAGATATATTTTCGCATTTTGCAAATATTAAATCGTAATCAAGTGTATCTCTTGATAGCCATGAGCTAATTGTTGATGGGGCTACACCTAGATGTTTCGCAAATACTGATGGCTTACCATTACTATAGTAGGCTATTATTGCCTCTAATCTTTCTTTTTTTGTCATAAATTTGCGTTTTGAGAAATAAATTCGCAAAATGTTTTGCAAATTGCGAAACAAAGTCTATCTTTGTCGCATCAAAGTTAATCAATCAATAAAGAACTAACAAATAAAACAAAGGAATTATGAAAACAACAAGAATGAACACGACACCAATTAAACCAACATTGCAAGCGATGGAAGTAGGGCAAAGAACCGACTTTCCACGTAATCGAAGGAAATCTGTTAGAACAACCGCATCCGATTTAAAAACCGATGAAGATAAAATTTTTAGAACTTGGATCGACGGAGATAACATTTATGTTGAACGCAAAGAATAACAAGCAATGGGAAGAACTAAAACAATCGGAAAAGTTGAACCAATCGCAAAGAAATGGCTCAGCAAAGACGAGGCAAAATCCTACATAGGTTGCTCGGATGACTTTTTAAAAACACTCCGAGAGAATGCGCTCGTTTCTTTCTCCCAATTCGGAAAGATGATCTGGTATGATATATCAAGTATAGATAGATTCATACAAAGTAATAAAGTAGTATAACACACTAAAACAAAACATCATGCTAACACTCAAACAAAGCCCTATCGCTATCATCTTAATGCTCCTAGCGTGCAGCCTCGCAGATGGCGACCCAAAGCCGGGTAAACTTATCATCGCACTTCTGATCGTGTTTCTAACGATTATCTATGTGCTAGTCTGTAACTATATAAACGTAAAAAGACATGGCAGCGAATCATCAATGTATCGGTAACTGTCGAATGTGTACGGTTCTGGGCGCGTGTCCTGCTGATACTCTAACTTGCGAAGATTGCGGCGAAGAAATCGAACCGGGCGAAGAAATCGAGATAGAAGTAGAAACGTATGAACGCGGCAGACGCGGTACGAAAATAATCACCGTTTGCGCTCGCTGTTATGAGTCGCTTTATCAAGGAGTAAATGATAATTTTTAAATAATACATCAATGATTGGGAATGTTAAAACTGGCTATTGGGCTTTAGAAGAATTTCGAAAACCAAAGTTCTTAGATGCAAACTTTAGTTTAAAAAAGTTCCATATAGAAAAACACTCATTAAAGTTGGGTTTTGTAGAAGTAGCAAACGCAGTAATGGAAAATACGAGCTACATGTGTAATGTGAACGGAAATCTGCATAAGTACACCAATAAAGGCACACATGATGCAGATTCTTTCCGGCTGTCTGACTTACATCGTGTGTTCACTGAATTAAATAATCTTTATTGCGTGAATCCTTATGCAACCCCTCTTTATAGTGTTGAGTTTGGAGTAAATATCAAGCTTCCATACGATCCGCAACGAATATTGAAAGCGATCAGAATGTATAAGGGATATACGTTTACCCCGATAGGAAAAATCGGGCTTGAATACAAAACTAAAGAGTATCGAATTAAGATATATGACAAGGGGGAACAGTGTGACGTGCCGGGCTTCGAAAACGTTCTACGCATCGAAATGGCAACACAAAGTTCATATTTAAAAAAACGCGGCTTTTGCATTCCTTTGCTTGGAAATCTTTTGAATACTGATACATGGCGAGTATTTGAATTTCTTTTGCTTGAAGCTATAGATAACATAATGATTATTGAAGTCGTTCCGTTTGAGGGATTAACTAAAAAAGAGCGGGGGTTATTTGCGTTATTTCTTGGTGATGATTGGCAAGCACTTGACAAGGTTAAACGATGCAGGACGAAAAAGAAGTTTATCGAACTAGTAGAACGTCTTGAAATTTCAAAACCGACAAACTGGCAAGGATTGAATAGAAATGTTTTGCATAAAAAGAAAAAGACTTTCAAGGAAGTTGCAGAGCGCACAACAGCCTCATCGCTGAAAGACGAATTAAAAAGGATGATAAAAGAAGAATGTGAATTATTGCGAGATATAGACATTTAAATAGATAAATTATGACACATTGGAAAACTCAATTTAACTACGCCTATCTAGGCGCTTACAGCCTACCGGATGGGAAAGATATAATTCTTACTATCCGTGAAATGAAAAGAGGGGAAGTGGTCAACGCATCCGGCAAAAAAGAAGAATGCTTCATCGCTTACTTCTATGAAAATGTGAAACCGATGGTTCTCAACCGGACGAACTGCAAGACTATGACGAGGCTTTTCAAGAATACGAATTTCGAATCATGGATAAACAAGCAAATTCAGATTGGCGCGGTAATGGTGGACGCTTTCGGTGAAAAGGTTGATTCGCTCCGTATTCGTCCATTCATCCCGAAAATAGAAAACTCATTGCCTACGGTTGAAACCGGATCGGTGATCTGGAAAAACATTCTAGACGCATTGGCGGGCGGCTATACAGTTGCGCAAGTCCAAATGAAATACAAACTAACAAAAGAACAAATCAAAGAATTAGTAGCACATGAAATCAAGTGAGCAAAAAGAGATCGAATGGAAGGAAAGGAGACGAGGCAAAATAACTGCCTCTACGCTTCCCGATTTGATGAAAGCGGGCAAAGGTTGTCCGTTTGGTAAGGGTGCGTTTGATGCGATGTATTTAGTACGATACGAACGCAGGACCGGAACGATGCGAGAAAACGGAAGTAACAAGGCGTTTGATTGGGGACATGAAAACGAACCGCTAGCGGTCGAGTGGGTGAGGACCCAACTAATGAATGAAATCAAATCGTGTACAACCGATTTTAAAGACATTGTTTTCAATGAACCGTTTGAAGGTTTCGGCGATTCTCCCGATTTCTATGTGTATGGATTTGACGGGAAAGTTATCGCTCTAGGCGAAATCAAATGCCCGATGTCACAGGGTAAAATCGAATCTCTGCAATTCGGGAATACCATTGACGAAAAAGATGAATACTATTGGCAGTTCCTCGGTCATTTCCTCGGTCGCCCGGACGTAGACAAACTGTATTACGTCATCTATGACGGCTACGTGAACGACGGTCGGATACTTGAAATGAATCGCGCTGATCATGTAGACAATATAAAGAAACTCTATGATCGTATCCGATTAGCCAGTGAAATGATAGACGAATCTATTCGTTCCGGTCTGGATTTACTTGATTGTGTCGATAAGGCAAAATCGGTCCTAGAATTAAAGATACAGATCGAAGCATTAAAGCCGGACGCGAAAAACAGCGTACCGATCAAAAATCAGATTTATAAGCTACGGAAAGAAATACGCAAACTGACAAAGAAATAACCGTCACAACACTAACACAACACGATTAATCACATTTTTTATAAACACTTTAATAAACACGAAATTATGCACAATTGGTTTTTAACAAAAATCCGTTACGAGAAAGTAATGGAGGATGGAAGCAATAAGAAAGTAACTGAACCGTATTTAGTCGATGCGCTGAGTTTTACCGAGGCAGAAGCGCGAATAATCGAAGAAGTAACTCCGTTTATCTCCGGTGAGTTCACCGTATCCGATATTTCCCGCGCACATTATAGCGAGATATTTACGAGCGAAGAAGATTCTGCTGATAAATGGTATGCCGGACGACTCGCTTTTATTACGGTGGACGAAGTAAGTGGCAAAGAAAAGCGGATTTATACGAATGTTCTGGTACAAGCCGCAGATATTCACGATGCAATGAAGAAGCTCGACGAAGGTATGAAAGGAACGATGGCGGATTATTCTTCGATTTCGTTGAAAGAAACGGCGATTGTAGATGTCTATCCATACAATGTGGAGAACAAAGAACAACAAAAACATGATTAAACGACATTGGATGCTATTAATAGCCGTGATAGCTATCCCAATAGGAAATCGCCTATTTAACCATATTAGCGCATGGATGGGCATTATGGTTATTCTATCGGCTGTAATCTTCTTAATTTACAAACTAATTAAATTTCTAAAAATGAAAAATTTTAAGTTTTTACTATTGGCATTTATTGCCGTGATTTTGTTCGCTTCATGCGAACGCGTTGCTCCTAATTACGCGGGCGTTTTCATGGAAAATTATGGAAAAGACGGAAAGAAAGACTTTTCCATAAAAACGGGGCGTGTATCAACTTGGGAATGGGGAACAGAACTTTTTCAAGTTCCATTATTTGACCAAAGAGGTGATTTTGCCGAACCTGTTACGCTAAAAGCGGCTGATAATACAGAGTTTAAAGCTCGTCCGACATATTCATACAAAGTAATCAAAGAAAGGGCGGTTGATGTTGTATTTGATAATAAACATATTAGCGATGGAGGCGATTTTATGAGTTCTCTTGAAGATAACATCTTAGAACCGCGTATTTACGATTTAATAAAAGAAGAGAGCCGGAAACATAAAACAGATAGTTTAATGGCAGACGGAGGATCATTGATTTTTGAAAGGCGGTTAGAGCAAATAATCGAAACGGAATTTGAAAAACGCGGATTACAGTTACTAACTTTTTCTGCACAATTAGAATTTTCGGAAAAGGTACGTGAGAAAATAGATAGCCGTAATGAAGTGAATACAAACATTTCTGTATTAGATCAACAGATCGAAGAACAAAAGAAACTAAATGAGTTGGAGCAACTAAAAACAGAACAGGCTATCATTCGATCAAGAGGATTAACTAAAGAAATTTTGTACAAACAGTTTATTGATCGTTGGGACGGAAAAACGGCATTATATGGAATTGTTCCCGATTTTTTGAAAATAACTAAGTAGTAACGCGCCGGGTGAAAGTCCCGGCAAATCGGATAAGTGGCGGAATTGGTAAACGCTCCACCCTAGTGCGTGGAATTGGTTCCGATCGTGACGGACGTTCGCAAGCGGTCTGCGACAAATCTCGGTTCAAATCCGAGCTTATCCACATTCACAAACCAAAATAAAGACATGGCAAAGTATAACAATGTAAAGATAGAGGGATACGACTCTAAAAAGGAGTATCGGCGCGCTAAGGAGTTGAAACTACTCGAAAAGAAGGGGATTATAACCGGATTGCAAGAGCAAGTAAAATACGAGCTTATTTCGCCTCAATATCGTTTCTATGAAGTGCAGGGAGTGCGGAAGATGCTACGCAAAAAGGAACTTCTAGAACGAGGCGTTTACTATATCGCGGATTTCGTTTATTATCGAAATGGCGAGTATGTCGTTGAGGATACGAAAGGAGTTCGAACAAAGGAGTATATAATCAAACGGAAGCTCATGCTTTACGTTCATGTAATTAGAATAAAGGAGGTATAAAATGGCGAAGAAAACAACACAGGTACACAAAAGCGATTGCCGGACGTGTCGGAATGGCGGAGAAGAAAAGAACTTTATTTGTTATTGCTCCGTCCTTAAAGTGGGGCGGTCCATAGGGATAAGGATTTGTAGTTATTATGTAGCGCGATAGACTTTATAAGTGTGATGAATATAGACGGATATACGCTAACTGAGAAGATGAGAAAAGCGAGGCGACGTTTCAGATTTACCGCCACCGAACAAGCCCTATTTTACGAATTAGTGGCTATTTGTAACGGCGAAGATTGGAGGGACGTTTTCGATTGCTCGAACATTGAACTTTGTTTTGCGCTTAACGTGAACGAAAAAACGCTAATAAAAGCTCGTGAGTCTTTAATAAATGCAGGATTGGTTTATTATAAATCTGGTAAAAACAAACGTGTTATAAGCTCTTATTCTTTCGTGAAGGAATTTAAAACTACTACTGTAAATTTTACAGCCAATCGAACAGCCAATGATACAGTCAATCAGACAGCCAATGATTCAGTAGATAAGGGAGCCAATGATACAGGGGATAGTACAGACTATAATAAACTAAAACAGAAACCAAACAAAAATATACTCTCTAAAGTCTCTCATGGAGATTTCGATTTTATATCTAGCGATTTTTTAGAGACGTTTATTCTTTGGCTTGAATACAAAAAAGACAGGCGGGAAAACTATAAATCGGAAAAGTCACTTAAAGCGTGTTACAACAAATTAGTAAAATTAAGTAAGGGTGATCCGACTGCTGCATATCAAATCGTAAATGAGTCGATTGCAAATAATTGGTCGGGACTCTTTGAATTGAAAAACAAAAATGAATATGGAAACAAGAAGCAAACAGACTCTACCGATAGCGGCGATACTATCATACGGACTACCGTACTATGACGAGCCGATAGAAGTAGAGAAACGCCCGGAATGGTTTAAAGCGTGTTGTAAGTACGTTTGTCCCGGTTTTAAGATTGACGACTCCAACAAGAACCTAATGAATCAACTCTTTTTGTACACAGAAGGACGTGGCAAATTAGATACAAACAAAGGGCTATTGTTGAGGGGTGATATTGGGACCGGGAAAAGTACTATCATGCAGATTTTAAACCGATACGGGTATTTCACACGTGGCAAAGCGAAGGGCGGTTATCCAGTCGGTGGTTTTAGGATAGACTCGGCTTCCTTCATTGCGAATAGCTTTTCAATGCGTGGAAAGGATGCGCTAGAGTTGTACACGTACAACAACGGTGCGCCGCGAATGATTTGTTTCGATGAACTAGGACGAGAACCAATCCCGGCGAAGTATTTCGGCACTGAGTTGAACGTGATGCAGTATATTTTTCAATGTCGGTACGAGTTGAGACATGAAGCGATGACCCATGTAACGACAAATCTAACGATCAAGGAAATACAGACTATTTACGGTGCGTATATCGCGGACCGAATAAACGAGATGTTCAATGTTTTAGACTTGAACGGAGCTAGTAGAAGATAATTAAAACAACGAAACTATGCGAAGAAGAAAAAAGAAATTCGTCTATTTCAAGAAAATTCCGGTTCGCGTCGATCTGGACCAATGGCGGCGACTAGACAAGATCAAAACCGACTACCATTTCAAGAGTACATACGAAATCATGCAGTACATTTTAGGCTGTTTTCTCCGGGTTGCTGATCCGATGCCCGACGATGACGACGAAGAAGTATTACCGGACGAAATCAAAGAAATGTTCTATGATCTATCAGAAGCAGAACGACATTTCGAGTATGTAAAACCAAAACGAAAACTACCACAGTACAAGGTGGACGAAATGCACGGACAAAAACGATTAGAAGGATTTTAATATGATTAGAAAACTATCAAACACAAACTATTTGCACGACGTATCAGTAGACCCCGTCGCAGCAAATGAACGAAACCGGAAGTATATAGATCGGTTTGTTTCAGAGAATTATAACGGCTTAGTAGCCAAGTTTTCACCTTTAGACGGCACGATAAATTCAAGCTCATACGGAGCACTCGACAAACTAAACGAAACGATCCTGTCACTTTACACTGATCCAGATTTGCACTTTTCAAGTTGGATCGAAGCGAAACAGTATCTATCGAGTAAGTTTACAGAAAAGGCGATCCGCGTTCCAGTGAAGAAGCCTGTAAAAAGTGAAGATGAAGTTATTAACGAAGAGCAATAAAATTATGAGTAAAATCGGACTTATTGATGTTGATGGACATAATTTCCCGAATTTGGCTTTAATGAAGTTGTCCACTTACCATAAAACACAAGGTGATACGGTTGAGTGGTATTCTGGAATAGAACGCTATGATAAAGTGTATATGAGTAAGGTGTTTACATTCACGGAAGATGATGGTAGGGTAATACAGGCAGATGAAGTCGTAAGAGGTGGAACGGGGTATGATATAGTCTCAAAGTTACCCAAAGAAGTTGATCACGTTACAAATCCCGATTACTCTCTCTATCCAATGCACAAATTTAGTATTGAGTTTTTTTCACGTGGATGTATTCGAAATTGCTCATTTTGCGTAGTTAGGAGAAAAGAGGGAAAGATTGCCCCTGCTTTCCCAATGGAATTAAATCCGGCAGGGAAACACATTGAAGTATTAGATAACAATTTCTTTGCTAATCCCCAATGGCGTGATGCTGTATCGTTTCTGAATGCTACCAAACAGCCTGTTAATCTTCACGGAGTAGACGTAAGGATAATGAACGAAGAGCAAGCTAGCGCTCTCAATTCAATGAGATTGAAGGGTAGTAGTATTCATATTGCTTGGGATAATCCGAAAGACAATATTCTGCCAAATCTGAAAGCTATGATAAAGCAGGTAAAACGCTATAAAATCTCGTGCTATGTCTTGATCGGATATTGGAGTACACCAGAAGAAGATTATTACCGGGTAACAAAGTTGGCGGAATTAGGCATTGCCCCATTCGTTCAATGCTATCGTGACTATGATAACGAAAGGATTCCGATGCAGTATGAGAAGGACTTTGCCTCGTGGGTGAATAAAAAAGCACGGTTCAAGTCGTTTGATTTTGCGGACTTCTCACCACGTAAAGGATTTAAATGTAGTCGGTATTTTAATCAATAACAAATGTAAATATGAACTATTATCCAGATAAAAATCAAATACCGACAGGATTTGAAGAATGGTCTTTTACCAACATGCCAGAAGATGGGGAAATTGTAGAAGTATTATGGTATGGGAAAGTGGAAAATATGAGATTCGATAAGCCATATATGGCGTTCAATCTTCCAGCTATTACCCGTTTAGGTGGATGGTCTTTAGGTAGTAAGCACCAAGAAGGGATCACTCATTTTAGAAGAATTAAATCATAACAAGAATAATAATGAATAAAGATAATATTATTCCATCGATGACGCATCCTTATGGGATGTGTTGGCAACAGCCGCCAACCTACCTGATACTAATTGATGATACTCATGCAGTGATGAGTAGACTTGATTTTGAAATACTCATGGATTATACTCGTTCTCAACCGTCAGCTCTCTATAATGGTAAAATGTGGAAAGCACAATATGAGGATGAAGGTACGTTGAAATGGTTTCTTTGCTATTGTTTCAATGAGAATGAGAAGACGAATGAGATAGACATTGCATACCGGGAAATTTTGATAATTGATTAATAACTAATAAGTAATGAGCAAAATAACTTTTAAGGCAGCAACACTACCGAAAACAATCAATCTTCTCCCACATATAGCTATCAATGCTAACATAAGAGCTTGCGGTTGGAGTGATTGGGCATTTGAAATAGGTTGGTTATGTTGGTATGTTGGTTTCAGAGTAAATAATAACGTATAATTAATCAGAAATGAATCAAACACAGAATGAACCAAAGTACTATTATTCGCCTCGCTTCCGTCACTTTTGTATTTACCAAAGAGAGCCGGACGGATCAGCGACGAAGGTAGATGATGCGATAACGCAAGAAGAAGCGAGATGCAAAGTGTATAAGTTAAACGGGTGGAATTACAAACCTAAAAATAACACGGCGAAATGAGTAAAGTAAAGCAGTATATCGAACAAGCCACAAACGAGCGCATCCGCTCGCGTGGCTTAATCCGAAAAGTCGCTATCGAAGCGGCACGGATACAGAGAGAGGAAACGAGGCGACAGGTTATCGAAGTCTATAAACAAATGTGCCCGTCAAAAAATTGCAAAGGTTGTGCGAGTCGGATACATAAACAAAAAACGTAATCGACTCGATGCGATGGAGATTGCGCACGGATTAGGTTACTTATTAACGGGTTGGACCGGATCGAAGCACTATGAGTAGAAATCCGCATTACATTAAGATGATTAACTCGGTTCGATGGAAACAGCTTCGAGCCGAGAAACTACGAAACAATCCGATTTGTGAAGTGTGCGAGACGAACGATCTAAGCACACTCGCAACGGAAGTGCATCACAAAATCCCTGTTGAGTCTGTACCGCATGAACTCGGAATGAGGCAGCTTATGTTTGATTATAACAATTTGCAGAGTCTTTGCCATGCGTGCCACTCCGAGATACATCGGTGTGCTTTTAGTCATTCGAAAGAGGCGATTCAGTCGAATAATCGGAGGGCAACGGAACGGTTTGTAGATAGATTTTTGAAGTAATAATATTGGAAATATTGTGTAATACTAATAGAAGTATATATATTTGTAATACTGTAACTAATACATTTTAATTATGACATTAGAAGAAAGATTAAAATCAATGACAAAAAGAGACCGTTTGGAGTATGCTATTAAAGAGGCATTAAAAGCGTGTGGTAGTGAGTTCAAAATAAAAGGGACTGTGATTGATATTTCTGGAATAGAAAATATTAGTATTATATCACTTAAAGGGTATGATTCGGATGGAAACGAATTAGACGATTCTAACCTCGAATTATGTGCTTCTGCCAATTTTGAAGTTGCGGCAAATTTAATAATTAAGGTTAATGGAAATGATTATCAGAATATATTCTACAAATGTATATCATCAAAGTTTATCAAAGTAGAATATTCTAACGAAAAATACAGTGGAGAAATCGATAAACATGTATCTGTCAAATAGATAACATATATATGTTTTAGTAACAGCCGCCTTACCTCGACGAGAGGGGGCGGTTTTTTTATTTCTTAACGCGATACGCGAAACCCACCTCACCCTGTTTTTACACGCGCGAGCAATTTTTGAAATGAGGGGGTGCTCGTTGGGGGTGAGCTTTTCTTCTCGAACTTCCGCGCTACCAAATACTTGCGATCTTTTCATATATGCAAAAACGCATATAAAAATGAGTGATTTAGACGATATAAAAGAAAAGATTCGCGCCGCGATGAACTCGCAAGGAACATACACATCTGATTTGGATTTGTGTATAACTCTTTGTGCAGGTTCTTACATTGCGTTTAAGATCGCTCTCAATGACATAGCAAAGAAGAAACGTTCGTTTGTTACGGAAGTTTCTCGCGAAGGAAATAAGAAGCTCGTGGCGCATCCGGCTTTCAAAGTTTTATTTGATGCGCTCGAAGTTACTCGCAAACAGTTGCGGGAACTTGGCTTGACACTACAAACTTTGTCCGCGTCTGACGATGACGAGGTGAACGACTTAATAAACGAGGTAGATAAGATAGATCGCGATGGAGAAGGAGACTAGAGATAAACTGATTACATTAAAGCAGTCGGTTATCTCCGATTTGCATAATATCGACGTTGATTCATATAAGCTAGGTAAGGCGGACGAAAGATTAAACGTGTATATAAAGGGCTGCATTAATAATCCAAACGCGCACAATCTTTATGAGTTACTAGCCGTTCGTCGCTTCTTTTCATTCCTCGATAAATACGAATTTCGCATCAAGGAAGTAAAGAAGTTCGTCACGTTTTACGAGCGTTTGAAGTTCTCCGGCACAAAGGGAAAGACTAGATACAAACTGACTCCGATACAGGTGTTTCAGTTCTCTAACATTTTAGCGTTTTATAAGCCCGGCACAAACAAACGCTTAATTCGTGAGGCTCTTTTATTTGTTCCGCGTAAATTCAGTAAGACAACAAGCGTAGCGAGTCTTTCGATTAACGATTTGTTGTTTGGTGATGCGAACGCACAAACATACGTTGCTGCCAACTCATACAATCAAGCGAAAGTTTGTTTTGATGAAATACGTAATATCTTAAAATCGCTTGATCCTAAGTTTCGACATTTTAAAATCAACCGAGAAATCATATATAACCGCATAAAGGGAAAAACATCTTTTGCCCGTTGCTTGGCTTCCAATCCCGACAAACTCGATGGATTAAACGCAAGCATGGTGATAGTAGACGAGTATTCACAAGCCGATAGCGCCGCGTTGAAGAATGTATTAACTTCCTCAATGGGCGCACGGCTCAACCCTTTAACCGTAGTAATTACGACCGCATCCGATAAAGAAACGGCTCCATTCGTCGAAATGCTCAAAATGTACAAAGCGATCCTACGCGGTGAGATTGAAAATGATTCAATATTTGCGCACATATTTGAACCGGACATAGACGACGAAGAAGGGGACCCGGCGACATGGCGAAAGGTTCAGCCACACATGGGGATAACTGTTTACGAGGACTTCTATATAGACGCCTATCAAAAGGCTTTATATAGTGCGCCGGACGCATTGGAGTTTCGGACGAAGTTACTTAATGTGTTTGCAGTTGATTCGACAATAAAATGGATTGAGGCGAAGCAGATCGAAGAACGATTCAAAGGTATTAGAATAGAGAATATCGGTACTTATCCGTTAACAATGGCGGCGGTTGATTTATCCGTTCGAGACGACTTTTCTTCAGTTACTTATAATATCTATTCGAAAGAAAGCGGCTCTTTTCATTCGTATACGGATTACTATTTTCCGAAAGGAGCTTTAAAGGATCATCCGAATCGGGAACTCTACGAAGGTTGGGCGGAAGCAGGGTATTTGATTCTTTGCGATGGCGATATTATCGACTATCAGCAAATAGTAAACGATATATTATCACGGGCGAAGTATTTGCAAATTATGGGTATCGGTTATGATCCGTATAAATCGGCTGAATTTGTGAATCTACTTTCTTATTCGGTCGGTAGTGCAAGCGAATATATTAAGCCTGTCAAACAGACATACGGGACGTTTACGAGTCCGATAGAATCGTTTGAACTAGCTTTGTATCGGAATAAACTCACATTCGATCCGAACCCAATCACGCCGTACTGCTTCTCAAATGCGGTACTAGACGAAGATAGGAATATGAATAAGAAGCCAGTCAAGAAAACACATAACGCAAAGATTGATTCGACGATAACAAACCTAATGACATTTCATTTATTCAATAATTATACTGAGTAACACGATAAGACTATGGCATTTGAACTTAATTTAAGAATAGGACGCAACAGAGAAGAAAGACGATCTATGCCGCCCGAAGAGGAAAAAATAGTAGAAGTTATAGACAAAACAGCTAGGGAACAACCTGTTTCGGTAAAGTCTCCCGAACAGGCTATGCGGTTATCGACCGCGTTTAGATGTACTGATATTCTTTCTGGTACTATTGCTTCTCTGCCGCTATATATCAAACGTAAAGAAGATGCCGGAAACTACAAGGTAGATACCGAAAACGAGTTGCATTATCTGCTGACTAAAAAACCGAATAAGCGCATGAATAGTTACGACTTAATATGTAATGCAATTATTCAAATGGTTAATCGTGGTAATTCATATATTTTCATCAAGAGAATGTTCGGAGATACGGCAGAATTAATACTTTGCTCAAATAACTCTGTTACATACGATATATACAGGGACGAATATACTATTTGTGATGTAATAAATAAGATATACGGTACTTATCCGGCTGAAAGTATTATCCATCTGAAAAATAAGAGTCTCGATGGTGGGTATACAGGTGTTAGTACGATCACGTATGCAAGTACGGTACTTTCTGTTTCTGCTAGCGCTGATAATCAGAGTTTGCGTACTTTTCAGAATGGGAGTAAGATTAAAGGTATTATTTCTGGTGTTAAAGGTGGAGGAAAGGGACTTTCTTCTGTTGGCGACAAACAGACTTCTGACGTAGCGGACCGAGTGGAAAAAGACTTTAATAGCGGAAGGGATATAACTTCCGTGAGCGAGGACATGACTTTTACGCAACTTTCAATAACTCCGGCTGACGCTCAGCTACTAGAAACTAAAAAGTTTTCCGTATTCGATATTTGCCGTTTTTATGGTGTTCATCCAGATAAGGTGTTTGCCGGACAATCTACTAATTACAAGGCTTCTGAAATGAGTCAAGTTGCTTTCTTGTCTGACACGCTCGATCCTATATTGTGTCGTATTGAGGCTGAATTTAATGCTAAGTTGATACCTAGAACTGTCTCTGGTATTTATAAAATAGAATTTGATCGTAAAGCCTTGTATAAAACAGATATAGCCACACAAACGGCTTGTATGGAGAAGGAGATACAATACGGCGTGTCAACGGTGAACGAATGGCGTGTAAGCCGTGAAGATAAAGCGCCTATAAATGGCGGTGACATTGCGTTTATGTCCTGTAATGTTGCTCCGATTGACTCTCCTAAGATTAAGGGTGAGATTAGTAGCGAAAAAGACGAGCTACCAAAAACAAACAAAAAAAACATAGAGTAAAAAGCAATGGAAATAAGGAGTTTTACAGAGCTAGGCGCGCCTAAATTATCGGAGGGTAGAGTTATTGAGGGGTACGCTGTTGTTTTTGGGAAAGAAAGTCGTGTGATGTATGATGAGGAAAGGAAACGCTTTTTTATTGAGGTTATCGAACATGGTGCAGCAACCGAAGAACTTATAGCCCGATGTGATATAAAGGCGGTACTAGAACACGATAAACGTAGGCTTTTGGCTAGATGCCGTTATGGTTCGGGATCACTCGAATTAAATTTTGATGAATATGGCTTAAAGTACCGATTCGAGGCTCCATGTACTAGCGACGGGAATTTTGCTTATGAAATGATAAAACGGGGAGACATATTCGGATCGTCTTTCGCTTATTACACTGATGATAAGGATAAAAGTAAAGTTTCATATACAATGAAAGATGGGATGCTGTTGCGTACAGTGCATAAGATTGATTATATATCTGATATTTCTCCTGTTTCAGACCCTGCCTTTTTTGGTACAGATGTAACAGTTAGAAGCCTTGAAAATATAGAACAGCTTCTTAATGGTGACACAAATAGTGATTATTTATCCGAAATAGAAAACTTAGAAAAATTTATTTGACATGACAAAACTAGAAGAAGTAGCTCTGCTTAAAGAGCAAATGAGAAATCTGTTATCACAAGCAAAAACAGAAAAAAGAAGTCTGACAGACGAAGAGCAGACTAAATTCAACGAGTTAATGACTCGTAAAAATCAGATCGTTATTGACGAGACTCTTAGAAGTCTGGAAAGTAGCAAATCTGCAATTTTGCCGGAAAACAAAAGAGCTATCTTTGCAAAGGCTTTATATGACGTTTGTAATCATCGTTCTTTGGAAGAATACGGGAATTTTGCTGATGCAAAGGGACTTAATTTCTCTATGCGTGCGGAGGGTGATCCTGTAAGAACAAGTTCAACGGATGCCGCTCCGATGATCCCGACAACAATCGGTGATATTATCGAACCGCTTGAAAAGGGGCTTATCATTAATAAGTTGGGTATTAAGATGCAATACGGCTTGATTGGCGAATTGATGTTTCCGACATTGGCGGCTGTAGAAGCTACAATTGAAGGCGAGAACACCAAAATAAATCCGACAAAACTGGATATTGGTAATTTAAAGGCGCATCCGTGGCGTTTGGGTATTTCTATCCCATTGTCTAACGACGCAATTGATCAGACAAACGATGCTTTGTTTGATGTCACCGTTAAACAATTGTCTTTGTCAACTGCTCGTACATTGAATAAGATTATGTTTGCCGGAGAAAAGCAGGGACTTGCCTCAAAAGGTGTGTTTGTGAAAGATTCTCCGACAGTGGAGTATGAAGTTGCTCCCACATTCGAGGACGTTGTAGCGCTAGAAACTGCAGTAATGGATGAAAACGTAGATGTTACTGACGGAACGGCAGCATATATTTGCAGTCCGAAAATGTGCGGTAAATTAAAAACTACACGCATTGAAAAAGGTTCTCCCGAAATGGTTCTTAAAGACGGGATGATGAATGGCTATCCGGTGTACATGACTAATTACATGGGGGCGGATGAACTCGGCTTCGGTGTCTTTTCGAACGTTGGTATCGGGCAATGGGGAAAAATTCGAATGACTATTGACGATGTGACTCTAGCAGACACTAACGAAACGAAGTTTACGCTAAACTCAAAGTATGACATTGTTGTAGCTCGCCCAGAGGCATTCGCTATTGCGAAGAAAAAAGCGGTTGCAAAAGCTGCAAAAGCATAACACACTACTAACTACTTAAAAACGAAAAGGCTTTGGCTTCATAGCCTTAGCCTTTTTTCATACTTATAATTATGCCACAATACGTAACACTCGAAGAACTCAAACAACATTTAAATGTTGATTTTGATACGGACGATACATATATAACCGAACTTATTGAACCTGTTCAACTTGTAATAGAGGCGTATTTAAACGCTCCGTTGGAAGGTTTTGTAAAGGATGGAAAAATAGACCGTCGTATCTGGCACGCGATCCGCATACTTATAGCTAATTACTACGCAAATCGCGAATCGGTAACATTTGCTACTCCGCAAGTTATTCTGGGACATGTAGAACTATTGTTGCAACCTTTAAAACGGTACACATAATGCAAGCGGGGTTATTAAACGAAATGATCGCTTTTTACCGTAGCGAGTCAAAACGCGATAACTTGGGCGGTACATCTGAAAGTTGGGTGAAAGTATTCGATAAGCGTGCGTATATCCGTTTTAAGTCTGGTGCACGAAAGGAGGCTAACGGCGAAATCTATAATACGACCGTAAATACGATAATGATCCGTATTTGTAAAGAGATTAACGCTAAAATGCGGATCGAATACGACGGGCAGAAATATAAGATTTTATCTATCAATCACGACCGGAAGCAACAGGCAACGGTTATAGAAGCGGAGGTAATCAATGAGTAATGACAACTACACCGGACGGAACTTATATCGCGTCGAAGTGGACGCGAAAAAGGTAAACGAATTGCTAGACCGTTTAAATGACGATGAAGCAAAGAAAGCGATCAAATCGGCATTAAGAAAATCTATTCTTATCATCCGTAAACAGGCGCAAGAGAATTTAGTTTCTGCCGTTACGGATGCGGAGTTTGGGAGTACTAAAAATGGCGTGTCTTTTAAACCGCTAAAGAACGAAATAAACATAGCTGTTTACCGTAATGCGTCCGGTGCGCGTGTTGATCTATTAGACCGGAGAAAAAAAGGATCGCGCGCTTATATGCTAAAATGGTTCGAATCTGGAACGAAGGAACGATTTACGAAAGAATCTAGTACTAGAAGTTTCTGGACTAATAAAAAGCGCGTTACCAAAAAAGCAGCTTATAGAGGTAGTATAAATGCTTCTCACTTCTTTTCTAATGCGGTCAAATCGAAACAGAAAGAAGCGGAGGACTCACTAGAGAAGAATATTATTGATTCAATTATGAAAGTAGCAAATAAAAAGAAATGAGTTTATCGATAGGCGCACACATTTATAAGAAACTGAACGACTCTACGGAGTTGATAAAATTGGTTGATAGCAAAATTTATGCGATCTCAACCAAAACGGAGACTTCTTTTCCGTTCGTAATCTACAAACGTAGCTCTCTAGTTCCAGAGTATACCAAAGATCGTTATGGGACCGGGGATACTGTTTCGGTTGAGATTGTTGTAGCTAGCGATAATTATCTGAACTCTATTACTATCGCGGAGGAAGTGCGCAAGTCATTAGAGAATAAGCGAGGAAGCTACGGCAGTTTCGACGTGATCGACGCGAAGTTAATGAGTGCGGACGAAGATTTTATTGAAGATACTTTCATTCAGCGTCTCATATTTTCTTTTAAAACAGAATAACTAACAAATAAAACACGATTAAAATTATGAGTAAAGCAAAAGAAGTATTAGGAAAGGACTTGATGTTATTTGTAGAAACTAAGGCTCTAGCTTTAGCAACTTCCTGTAAATTAGGTTTGTCGGCTGAAACTATCGACACGCAAAGTAAGGACTCCGGTATTTGGACGGAAAAGGACATTAAAAAGCTGTCTTGGAACGCTTCGAGTGATAACTTGTTTAGTGCTGACGCTGACGCGAATAGCTACGACAAGTTGTTTGCCTTGTTTATTGAACATAAACCTATTACGTTGAATTTTGGCGTTATAGCTAATGCAGACGTAAACGAAATGCCCGCCGATGGTTGGACGCTTTCACCCGGTTCCTATACTGGAAAGGCTGTTATTACTTCACTAGAAGCAAATGCGCCAGACGGAGATAAGGCGACTTTCTCGATTTCTTTCGAAGGTACGGGACCGATTAAAAAAGCAACTTCCGCGCCCGCTAGTAAATAATCATGAGCGGCGTTTTGCCGCTCTAAAATCACTATCAATGAAAACAATATCAATTAACGGGAAAGAATTTACATTAAAATATTCGCTTCGGGCGTTTTTCATCTTTGAAAATCTATCCGGCTATCCGTTCCAATTCGGTAAAATGATAGACGAATTTCTTTTGTTTTATTCGTTCCTACTTGCAAATAATGAATCGTTTACAATGGAATTTGACGAGTTTATAGATTCGTGCGAAAACGATCTGACATTATTCAATCAGTTTAAAGCTCTCCTTTTGGATGAGATTAAACTACGTTCGCAATCGGCAGGAAATGACGTAAAAAAAAAGAAGGTGACGACGCGGAAACGAAAGCAGTAAGTATACGTGAACTCTATTCGCGTGTTGTCGGAGAGGGTGGGATCGCTCCCGATTACTTCCTCGATAAAATGGACTTTATCGAGGTCGAATCGTTTCTGGATGGATTGAATCGACGTAATCGCGAATCATGGGAACAAACTAGATTGTTAGGTTACATCATAGCGCAATCGAATAGCACTAAAACGCTAAAGCAAACTGACATACTCCGCTTCCCGTGGGATGAAGAAGAGAAGAAAGATACTAGCGTAACTAACGAGGATATGAAACGGCTTAGAGCTAAAGCGAAAGCATTAGAATCACAATTAAACACGAATAAAGATGTCTGATATAGTAACAAGATTATTGCTTAAAACAAATGACTTTGACGCGAATCTAAATAAGTCGAAGAAGAATGTAAACGGGTTTCAAAGCGACATCGCTAAAATGTCCGGCGTTGCAGTATTGGGAGTTATGAAGTTTGCCGGAGTTCTCGGTATTGCTGTAACTGCTTCGGAAGGGTTCAATAAAGTAATGAATAGCAGTCAGACGCTAGGGGATGAATACGCCCGTACTATGGATGGCTTAAAAGGTGGTGTGGATCAATTTTTTTACTCTATCGGTAGTGGAGACTGGACACCGTTCATGAACGGATTATCCGAAACTATACGGCTAGCGCGGGAAGCATACAACGCGATGGATCAATTAGGAAATACTAAAATGTCATTTTCTTATTTCGACGCAAAGAACCAAGCAATAGTACAGGAGCAAATAACTATCTTAAAAGACAAGGATTCAACAGAAGAACAAAAGAAAGCAGCTAGGAAGCTATTAGACAAGACACTGAAAGATCAAGACGAAATAGTCGGTCAATACAAACGAAGGAGTAATAATGCGGTACAGGCGATGGTAAAGGCTGCTATAGGGCTTGACGGTGTGGATGTTTCGGGGATAGACATAGATAAAGTGCTAAAATTAGACGTATCTTCAGCAGGTGATGAACAAAAGGCACAATTAGCAAAACAGTACAAAGACTTCGTAGATGAATACGACCGTTTGAAAGCCAAATTCACAACTTACGAAACTGTTGGTTCTGGGATGAATGTACACACAGTTGCGACTACAGACGCAAAAGCTTTAGGAGAGGCAATAAGCCCGATGTTGGCAAAGTATCAAGATGCAATACAATATAACGCGATTTTAGTAAAGAAGAGTGATGAATGGTTACAGAATTTGATCAATGTCTCGGCGGCGGCAGAGGCGGCAGGTCGGAACCTATCTAGTATGACAAAAGCAGCAAATCGCGCCTCTCAATCTGGTACAGGTGGAAATCCGCCTAAAGAAAAACCAAAAGAGGGGTCTATAGCTTGGTATGACTCCGAAATCTCTGATCTAAATAAGAAACTTATTGCTGAAACCGACATGCAAGCGCGTGCAACGATTCAAGCAACAATAAACGAGCTAGAACAAAAGAAGGTCAAACTCAAATTTGTAGTCGATCAAGAGGCGTTCAAAATCGCTCACGGTGAGATGAAAGACGGCGCTTTGCCGATTCCTATCAAGCCTACATACGATAAAGTTCCGACACACGGGAAGAACGGCAAAGATTTTAAGTTACCTAAACACGATCCACTTTTTAAAAAAGAAGATATAGACTTGAATCAAGAATACGCCGAATCGCTTGCAAATATTAGTGGAGTCGTTGGGAGTATGTCGGGGCTATTCGATGATAATACGGCTTCCGTCCTGCAATGGGGAGTTAGCTTTCTGTCAACTGTCGGGCAAGCTATTCCGAAGATACTTGAAATGTCTGGTGTGAAACAAGCGGATACAATAGTTACTAATGAGAATACGACTGCTGAGTTAGCTAACGGTGCATCAAAGGTTATTTCGGCTCACGCAGGAATCCCCTTTGTCGGTATTGCTCTAGGTTTGGCGGGTGTTGCTGCTATTATTGCCGCGATGTCAAGCATGCCGAAGTATGCAACTGGCGGTATCGTTCCGGGCACATCATTTACAGGTGATAAAGTCCCGGCTCTACTTAATTCGGGGGAAATGATATTGAACGGATCGCAGCAAAGTAACCTGTTTCGTATGCTTAATTCTGGTTTGTACGGTTCGCTATCGCAGAAGATTACACCGAGTGGAAACGATGATATTCGCTTATATAGCGATGTTGAAATAAAAGGAGATCGAATATTTTTAGCATTACATAATCACATCAAGAAAACTGGTAAAAGACTATGGTAAACTACGGTACAATATACACACTTCCTTTCAAATCTCGAAAGGAGGTTTCTTATTTGATTGAAATACAAAAGGAAAACTATACGGGCGATTCTGTTGAGTTGGTCGGTAGTGGTAGTTCTCCTTTCTCTGTTTCTATTGAGGACGAAGATTTCTTGTATGTTCCTACTCGATTCTCAAAAGCGGTGATTCGTGTTGTGGGTGGTGATTATTTGCAAAGTTTATATTCTACCGGGTATCAACAGTATAGGGTGAATTTTAAATGTGAAAATGGCATTGTTTGGACGGGATTTGTAAAACCGGAACTTTATACGCAGGATTATACATCTACCAAATTCGAGCTAGAAATAGACTGTATTTCTGCAATGGGTACGCTAGAATATATCAATTATAAACAGGGTAGGAGTGATACTAGGAGTTTTATAAGCATCTGGGAGTTATTAAAAATGTTCATATCTGAGTCTCGCGGGTGTTATTCCTCCGTCTTTATTCCTCATGTGTACGCTAAAGATCAATCTAGTTATAATAAAGAATCAAACATATTAAAGGAGTTAACGATCAGCGAACAAAACTTCTTTGACGAGGACGACAAGGCGATGACATTAAAAGAGGTTTTAGAAGAAACTTGTAAGTTTTTGAATTGGACCTGTGTAGATTGGTTGGGAAATTTATATTTTGTTGATGTAGACCATAAAGAAACATACCATGAGTACAATCTTGATATGACATCTTTTACTCGGCAGTCCCCTAACCGATTCAAAGTTTCCGAGATTGGTTTTGCGGGTTCAGAGCACTTCCTTGATATTCTTCCCGGCTATAACAAAACGACAATAAAGTGTAGTAATTATTGTTACAACGATATTATCTCGGAGGAAGAATTTAAGAAGTTGAGTACGTTTGCTGAAAGGAAAACCTATAATTATAAACAGTATTATGAAACAAGGCAGTATCTAAAGAGCAAGGTATTTAAATTCCCACGCTATGAGAATCTAAATGATAATAAGCCTTATTGTAATTTAGTAGACGAAAGCGTAACCAATGTGTATATAGACGAACCGACACGGTATTTTTTAGGTGGTTATTGTGCCAAGCGATGTGAGTATGAAGTGAATGACGGCAAACCAAATATCACTGACTATAATTGGGAATATCTTTATCAGTTTAAATTAGTATCGGATTATAGATATACTTCGGTGGTGAATCAGCAGCAGATAACGGCTGTTAAACAATTAGGAGCAGGATCGCCTCTGTTAAAGTTCCAAGATAATAAACCAATTAAGTATTTTGATGGAGCTTTCGGTATCAGTATGTCATATAGTCATCCATTGAATGCTAGTAATATGACATCGTACGAGAAATATAATTCTGGTGGTGTCTTTGGCACGGAGATAGCATGTAGATTAATTGTAGGTGACTACTACTACACTAATAATGGTTGGGTTAAATCCACTACAAAACCGACGGGACTAGATTTGACTTTTGATTTGGACTTTAAATTAAAGAAGCCGGATGAATGGGTAAAAAACGAAAATACTAAAACTCTAAGTATGCCCTACGAAGGTTTGACCGGATACGTGATCGAGATTCCGAACAATATTAATCTGTTCGGACAATTAGAATTTGAAATTTTAAAAAAGGTATGGCTCCCGGAAGGAGTGTCCGGATATGGCTTTTTCTTAAAAGATATAAAAATAGATTTTAAAAAGAAGGTCATAGATAATAATAACATCGAAGAGAATAATTCGGATCGGATTTATGAGAATGTAGTGAATGAAAGCTATATTAATCCTCTTGATGAAATAGAATTTAAAATATCAAGTTACAATAATGACGGAGCGTGTTACAGTAAGGTAATGTTAGGGAGTGACTATTTAAGGGATAATCTTTATTCATCCATCGAAAACGCTTTAGTACGTCCAGAAGAACAACTAATAAGAAGGATAATTAACCAATACGGAGCTACCAAAATAAAGCTAACACAGGTATTAAAGAATAGCGAATCTATTACACCTATATCTGTGATTTCAGACAATTATATGAATGGGACAAACTTCATCGTTACAGGTGGTGAAATAGACTTTGCGGCAGAACAGTTCACCTGTAAAATGATACAAACTAATGGCTATACAAATAAAGAATAAGGCTATCCCTGCATTGCCACGATCAAAGAACTATCCCGTCGGGACTACTATATTTAATTCCGGCGGTGGCTCTCAATCTTCTTCTAGTTCCGGTCCTGTTTCCGATACGGGATTAACAAAAGAAATTCGTGTCAATGCGCCTCAGACCGGGCACATATCACCGGGCGCTATCTTTAAGCAGGGTACGGGGTATGAGCAAATATTTCGCAAAATGCTATATAAACCTGTTCCTGCCACACTTGTAGGCAAGCTGTCGACAGCAAACGATGTAGAATACGGATCGGCAAAGGGTATACTTACTTATACGGCAACACGTAACGATAACGGCGCTATGATTAAATCGTATTATGATGACAATGAAGAGAATGTACTAGAGTTCTCTTCGGAAGTCAATGCTGCACAAACAGCGATACGTCGTCTTACAGGGAATTATACGAAGGGAGAAACCTACACCGCTACGGCTGTTTTTGCCGCGAGTGATGATTTGGACGAAATAACTTTGAATAGTAAGATTAGTGTTAATGTACTCCGTAAATGGTTTGCGGGTGTATGCAGCTCTATTCCTTCTAATTCATTGGAAGTTCGTTCGTTACTATCCAATGGCTTGTATAAGGGTGCAGGGATATATAAATTTCCTGTAGGACAGTGGAAAATGTTTGTGATCTGTATTCCGGCTGATACGATAAAAGAACTAACATTGACATCTTATCCGGGTAATTTTATAGAGGATACAGGCGTTTGTACTGGACCTTCCGAGATCAAGGTAGAAGGAGCAAACGGTAGTGAAGCGATTACATATAAGATGTGGGTTATAAAATCTGTTATGACAAATGACGCTGATACATTTACTTTTAAGACTATATGACAATGAATAAAGATAATTTAGTTAATGTCCTGTTATCCGGTTTAGCATCTTTAAATATACCGGGTGCTAGTCTGGCGATCCAATATCGGAGGACATCGGATCGTCCCATCGATGCAACTGATACTTGGAATAATATGGAAGATGCGTTAAGATATGCACGTAACACAGATGCAGAGGCTTATGTGCCCTATTTTGGTCAGGCAATATCGGTAAAAGGCGATAAGAGTTTATATCTTTTGGTTGAAGATGAAACGATCTCTAAAGAGGATGGCAGGAATCATTTTAAACTACACAAGGTATCTACGGAAGAAGTCGCGGATGCAAAGTATTTAAGTAAAGTTGTAGAAGATACTGCCGAAAAATTAATTCACTTTAAAGGTGGGATTGATGTTATAGGGACTTTGACGGCTTGTATCGCAAAGTTTTCCGGTGATATTTCCTCTGCTAATTATGCGTCTAAGTTGCTAGGATGGATAATCAAGGCTTCCGGTGATGCAGAGTTTAAATCGCTTCGTGTTAATGAATTTCTAGAGGCTGACGAACTAAGATATAACCGTGTGTCTGTTATAGCCGGGGAAGAATGGAACGCGCCGGGCGGCGGTATCATTGAATCGATTGATACGACTAACAAGATCATTACTCTTAAACTAGAACCGGGCGAATTGGCAAGCTTAGCGGTTGATGATATTTGCAAAGGTATATTCAATAACAAATCGGGCTTTCTGACAGCTTATTTTCGTATAACCGAAAAACTAAGCGATTCGACTTTTAGATATGTACTTCGAAGTGGCTTCTCTTATCATCCTACTAAGTTGATGCACTTCGTTGCGTATGGTAACTTCACGAATGCGGATCGGCAGAAGTCTAGCTACTCAACGCAAAGTTATTCCCGTTATCTTGTAGGTGTGAATAATTGGGAGATTACAAAAGACATGATCGCGATGCAATTAGGCGACTTGTCTAATTTGAAACTATTCGGTATTGATATGACCGGACATAGTGCGTATTTACGCAATATCTACATGACCGGAACTATCAAACAATTATCTAACGATGGGATAACCGAAGTTCCTGTACCCGCTTTTAAGGGCATTTGGACATCTGGTACATATTGGTATTATGATGAAGTAACACACAATGGTAGTACATGGATATGTATTGCGGACAAGACAGTTCAAGAACCGTCAGACACTTCTATGGATTGGCTTAAATATGCTTCTAAGGGAGAGACAGGTGTGAAAGGGGACAAGGGAGACAAAGGGGATAAGGGTGCAACAGGTGCGACAGGTCCTAAAGGTGAAACGGGTCCTACGGGATCGCAAGGTATTCCCGGTACATCACAGTTCTTCCATGTGAAGTACTCGGCGAACTCGAACGGTAATCCGATGTCTGATACTCCGAACACTTATATCGGTACTGCGGTGACAACTAGCTCAACCGCTCCAACCGGGTACGCTTCGTACAAGTGGGTGCAGTTGAAAGGATCGCAGGGACCCAAAGGAGATCAAGGTATCAAGGGACCAACCGGAGCAGACGGTAAGACTACCTATCTGCATATCAAATACTCGGATAACGGTACGACGTTCACGGCAAACGGTGGCGAGACTCCGGGCGCGTACATC